GGTTTTGCATATTTATAAATAATGTTTGGGAAGAGCAATGGCGAGATAGTGTTATTGCGATATACAGCAACCTGTGCAAACGGGCGAACGCTAATATCGATCAAAGTAAATGTGGAATAGTCCTGACCTCTTCCCTTTGAAACATCTACGGTCATGATGTAATCATGATCTTTTTGTGGTTCTTCATATATCTTTAGTAGACCACCTTCCATATATCTCTTTGCAGGTTTTGCACGTAGGTTAAGTAATGTTTCTGCGTTTACGAGTGTGTCTCCAGTTCCGAAGAATGTATTACCAAACTCCTGATCAAACTGTAATTGACTTGTATTGGATATGGTTTGTAGTTTCCAGTCTTCGTCACGGTTTGGTACGTCCCACCAGTCTACCCGAAAACTTTTAAACTCATTTATCTCTTGGACAGATCCTTCCCATATCTTATGGAACTGATTACCAATACCGTTTGCAGTAGATGTCACAATAACTTTGGTGTCTCTACCTGCAGAGATAACAGGATATGTAGATGTATAGAATTCTGCGGCACGTTCTACGAAAGCAAACTCATCAAGATATAGAAGGTTAACAGACATACCACGAATGGAACTCCCAGAAGTAGCAGCGGCAAGTATACGTGAATTGTTAGAAAATTCCAGACTTCCTTTATTGAGTGCTTTCGACCCAGGCTGAAGAAAGAACGGAATGTTTTCCAACATGAGTGTAATGCGGTTAAGCATTTCACGTGCAGTTGCACCTTTGTTTGCGAGGATTGCGACTGTTTTTTCTGGGTTGAAGAGGACATACCATAACAAGTAGGCACATGCACTAATGCTTTTACCAGATTGTCTACATGCGAGGACGACACTGAATCTGTTTTCTTGGAATTGCTCAAACATTTTCCTTTGATATGGATATAAAACAAAGGGAACCATCCCATCGTCTAGAGAAATAACCTTTACATAAGTTTCTACAAAGTATATAGGATTGTCCATACACTTCTTATATTCTTGTAATAGGTTTGGAGTCCATTCCTGTAGGACACCATCTCTCTTTACGTTAGGGTTCCCTAGATATGACTCTTTCTGCTTCAACATCAATCACATTATCTTCTTTTAGCATCTTTTGAATATCTGAGGTAGAACCTAAGTAGTAGTTATTTTGTTGATTTTCTACTTGCGGTAGTTTCTCATCATCATTCAATTGTTTTTGTTTCTTATTTAAATCTTGTAGTTTATCGTTGACATCTGCAACATTTTTAATTAAACCAGATAATACTTCATATGCACGAGGATGCTCTGATTCACGAGCAACCTCTATCATATTTTCTAGTGCGTCTTTTCCTTTTTCGATCAACTCATATAAAGTGTCACGAGAATAATCATAGTCATTATTTATTTTTTCATCATCACTCATTTGTCATCGGATTAGAATCCGCCTCCACCGCCACCAGCTGAGTCTAGTATTGTAGCACCAAGTACAGATACAACTTTAAAAGATCCACCACTGAATACTGCAAGTGTTGCGTCTCCTGCATTACCATCTGTTACATATATCATTTGACCTTCAGTTCCAGATGGTGCGGTAGCAACTGTGTATGGAAACAGTTTTACTGTGTCTACACGTGCTTGTACGTAATCACTATCTATAAGGGCAACCGAAACTTCTGCTCTATTGTTTACATATGCAGAATCTACTATGCTTTCTATGTAAGTTTGACCTGCAATTCCTTGTACATAGGAAGAGTCAATAAAAGTTTTTACCGTAGAAGAATCTGTTAAAGTATCTATTTGTGTATTAAGGTGAGTGAAATTGCCGTCTAGTTCTGCAAAGGTAAGTTCACTGCCTTTTGTGTTTCTTAATGTGATGGGCATTTATTTCTCCTTATGCGCTATCATCAAAGGCGAGATCGATATCAGTATCGAATCCATAGTCACTATCGGGCATTCCGATTATTGTGGTTGGGTTAGGTGTTACAGTTAACCTTTCTGCACGTATGTCAGAGTCACCGTCTGCACCTGCTTCACGAAAGAAAATGTCTGCAACAGATTTTCTGATAACAGTTGAGTTTGCGATTGGGCCGAAGAAGGATACTTTCATCTCAAAGGACAATGTATATACGATTGTTCTTCTTTGTGCCATGTCTGCTTCGAAATCATCTGAGAAAGCAACACCCAACATAACAATTGGAATATCCTCTTTGAAATCTGGAAACTCTTTTGGAAATGATTTTATCGTCACAGTGTATTGAGGATTGAATGTAGGTAGTATTTGTTCTACAATCTGTAAAGCATCATCTTGACTCTTTGCGTAAATATTTAAATCAAATGAAATTGTGTAAGGAACTGGGGAAAAAAACTTCTGAGCTGTAGGAAATGGTGTTGAGTCATTAAGTTTCTGACCACGACCTTTAAAGGTACTAGTCTTAGTCAGTTGCCTTGTGTTATCGTAAACAAAACTTGTTATCTCAAAAGACATACGAGGAAGTTTTATCGCAGTCTTTTCGTCTGTGTATAGATCTGTTTGTTGTCTAATTCTCTCTAAGAATTTCTTTCTAGGTGCATATGCAAGAGGAACTTTTAATTGATTTAAAACTCCACCAGAAGCATTCTTGCGGATCACATAGATACTGTTAAACAGTCTCCCAAAGAGGGAAACTGATTTTCTTATCTTCTCATGGTAAAAGTGTGTTCCAAACATTTAGTATAACGCATTCCATTGTGTTCCATCCCAGAAAACTGGATATGGTACGCTTCCACCCTTACTTGAAGGATCCCAGTTAGTACCGTCTGCGACTGCAAACATACCAGCTTTGAGACCTAGTGCACCAATTGTTGTTGCAGTAGGAGCAGATGATTGAGGCACTTGATAAAGCACATCATTAAATTGTCTTACAGTGCCTATCGCTGTAACATTATCACCATCGTTAAAGAATGTTCTACCAGTTTTATCGTTGTGGTAAATTTTACCTTTTCTATCAGACAGAGTAGAAGTTGTATCTGTATCCCAATTAGAAGTACCACTGTTATATTGATAAAACGCTGTTGCACCATTCCCTTGGAAATGAATAATTGATTCAGGTGTATCGGGTACAAAAGATAGACCAGAGAAAGACGCAGGGCCTTGTGACTGTGCAATGTAACCATATGGTACTGCGCCAGCAAATCTTTGAGTTCTCGTATCAGATGATAGATCAAAGGTAATTTCTGTGTTATCATCAATTGATGTGCTATTGAACTCTGATGTTTTAATTGAAAGACTCGCACCAATCTTACGAACAAGTACTTTTGTTCCATTTGGAAATGCGTTCCAATCAGATGATGATCCGTTACCTGCTGTTCCTAGACTTGTACCGTTTGATAATAATGCCTGATTACGAGTTGTATCTGAATGTCCTGATTGACCCAAGTTAAGTACAAGACCCCACATTAATCCTGCTTGGACAAAATTACCGTGTGTTTGTCTAATAGCACTTAACGTATAGTGTTTTCCATCCTCTATAACATAACCAACAACAACACCCACAATATCATCATCAGTACCTGTCGATTTTAATGTTGCCGTATGTGTGTAACTATCATATTTTCTTGGTGAATAGAACCCTGTTGCTGATGATGTGTTCAGAGAATTTTCAACTGCACCAGTACCTGAATTATATGCCCACGCATTTAAATCTGTTTGATTTGCAAGAGGTTGACTTGAACCTTGGTGGGAAAATCTATTCCAAGTGTTAAAAACAACTAGTGGATCAGTTGGTGCTTGTGCGTCTGTAAGTTCTGTAGAAGTTTCAATAAACTTATCACTGAGTGCGACTAAAGCATTATCTGGAGAATTATAGTCGTACACTGATTTACTATTTACTTTTAACTCACCATTATCAGTGGATACTGTATCAGTCCCAAGAAAGATTGTACTACTTGAAAGATGTAACTGTCTCCATTTCTTAGATGCCGTACCTAAGTCACGTGCACTATCTGCGTCTGGAACAAGGTTTGTTGCAAGGTTTAATAAATTATTTGCAAGATCAGTATCACTTACATAGCCAGCACTATTGGTCAATTCAGAGTTATTTGTTGGTATTGTTGGAGTACCAGTTAAGGAACTATATGCAAAGTCTTGTGCAGTTTGTCTTGCCTGTACATATGACGCATTAACTGTAGATGTCACTAGTGATGAGTCTTGAAAACGATCTCTTAATTGGATATATGCAGAGTCAACTAGATTTGTAGTAAGATCAGAGTCTATACCCTCTTGACCAATAATAGAAATAATATGATTTGAATCTAATATGTTAGGTTTACCAGTTAACGAATTGTATGTAAAGTCTTGAGGTGTCTGACGTACCTGTACATATGCACTATCAATCAGTATAGTAGCATCGACACTGTCAAATAAATCTGGAACATCTGTTAAGGAAGTATATGAAAAATCCTGTTGTGTTTGTCTCGACTGTATGTGTGAACTGTCAATTAAATTTACGACTAATCCAGAGTCTATATTACTTTGATTTGCTTGAATGTATGTTGCATCTATCAATGATTGTGTTGCAACGGAATCTAAGTAATGAGTTTGTCTTGCCTGAACGTGTGCTGCATCTATTAGTGAAATTGCTTCAGATGAATCTAAGAAATCAAACTTCAACTGTCTTGATTGCACATATGCACTATCTACAATTCCTATGACGTTTGCAGAATCTACTTTTGTGTTAACAGCATCTGATAAGGATTGAAAGTTACCGTCTATCTCTGAGACAGTTAATCTACTCCCCTTTGTAGCTCTGAATATAATTGGCATGTTTTTATCCTATTGCGTTAGATATATTTAGTTGTTTTCTGCATCACCGAATGGGTTATCTTCTGTGAAATCTAAGAAATCGTCACTAAAATCTGTAAATGTCTCGTTTTGTTCTGTTTCTGAAATTTTATTATCTTCACTAACTGTCGTTATAGTAAATCCAGTAAGTGCATTATTTGTTACGTTTAGTAGTGTTCCACCAGTTGTGAAGGTATGATATTTACCATCGTCTGCACCAACATGTGCAAGATATAAGCAACGATCACTGTCACCTGCAGAATCAAGATCGATGTTTTGAATCTCACCAGTAATTGTAACACCATCTGCAATAACTTGTTTGACTGTATCACCGATTGAATAATCACTATCCATTGAACTACCACCATCAAAAGCAATGAGTGGTAATGTTTCGTATCCTGATCCACCATTTGTAACTACAACAGATGTTACAAGACCTGTCGCGGAATCTATTATCGCTGTTGCTTCTGCACTGTCATCTGGATCTCCACCCACAAATCTTATAGTTGGTGGTGTTGTATAATATGTACCACCAGTAAGTATAGACACAGTTGATATTGTACCAAGTGGCCCATATCCAGAATCGAATACATTATCATCGTACTCAAAATTCATAGTGACTGACGTAGTAGGTTTCTTAGGTGCAGTTAGACAAACTTTGTACTGATAAGAACCTGTCTTCTCAATATCTTGAATACCTTCGATACCTGTGTCAAAGTCTTCTCCTGTGTATTCAAATAGAGTTGCCCTCATTTTGTATACTGGTAAGTTCTCTATCTGATAGAACGGTTGTTCATGTTCTACGTGTTGTATCTCAAACATTTTATTTGTAAGAGGAAGATAAATCAAATCACCCTCTGTAGGTCTGTCGGTTGCAATGTCATTGTCTGGTCTGCGAACCTGTGCAGAGAATCTTGTACGTGCAACCACAAAGGTTGCTTCGTCTCTAATCTCTACACCAAACCTAGTGAATAGATCTCCCTCTCCGTCAAATCCTTCTACGTTCTCTATGTACATCTCTATCTTATGAGATGTTGGGAATCGAGATGTAACATCATCTCCTAATAGCACATCTTCGTTTACCAAGTCTCTCGGTAAATAGTATACATCTTGTCCATAGATCTTTAATGACTCTATGACTAAGTCTGCATAGAGATCCATTTCAGATCTTACTTTCTCCGAGAAGTAGAGGTTACGAGCCATTTATATTATCCTATAAAAAAGTCAACGGGCATTTCATGTTCTAGTCTAATTGTCTCTCTTAACCTTTCTAACTCTGATGTACCATCATCATATAATTGTCTTCCATTAAATGTTACACCGCCTGGTAATTGTACCCCCTCAAACTTGATAAGGTTCATTCCCCATTGTTGTTTAAACAATGAAGTAGTGTAATCTTTTAACCACATGTCGTTATAAATCGATGTGTGAGTATTTGGATCTATTATAGTGTAAACTTCCGCAACCACATACTCACCGACTTTTATATCTTTATCATGGAAGTCTCCGAATATGTGTAATCTATCTTGATGTCTAGACCACTGGACTTGTGGGGTTCCGTTTAGTTTCATGTCCAGTATTGACAAGTATTGTTGCATCTGCTCGTAGTATCCCAGATCTCCTGCGAAGTTTTGCAAGTCTGCGATATCATTTAACATCATTTGATATTTAATGTCAAAGAAATTAAACGATGAGTTGAAAGAAGATGCAACTGGAAATAGTTTGGTCACAGTTAAAACATCTGAAGATATCGGAATGTATTCATTATCGACATCAGTCTGAGTAATTAAATGTTTTAAGTATGTCCTGACCGTTGCGTCTGAGTGGTACTCTTGATAGTACTGTAATGCCTCATCGACACGGTCTTCC